GTGTGGCGATTTCCGCTTCAAGAACGGCGATGCGCTCATCCGTGTTCATTTGACTTCCAGCACGACTTTGCGGCCGGCGTCCTCGGCTACTTCGAGACGGGCAAGCAGGGCGTTTGTGCTAGCAGGTGATGGAATGACGCCATGGCGACCGCGCACTCCACCCAGAATGACATCGCACTCAGAGAAAGGGCCAAGCCATCCGAGACCCACTGCGTCGGGAAGTATCTTTCCGTGGTGAGTGGAGTATTGCGTGACGACTTCATATCGTCCAGGCTGTAGATTTTGGCGTCCATTTCCGGCTCCGGCAAAGCAAAGTCTCAGGTTGTCGACATAGAGTTCGCTGTTCTCGATGCGCAGGTTCATCGTGGCCTCCGATTCAGAACCCAGGAGTCTTGATGCTTCGCGCCGCACGACGAAGCCGCTGCCGATGCTGCTGCGCTGTCTTTGGCGTACCGAATGTGCGAGCAAACTCTGCGTCGTGACGCTCTGCCGCGGACGGATCGTATGTGTCAGCATCCTGCTTGAGATAGGCCAGCTTCAGCGCCCAATCCAGCATCTTGGCGTGATACTTGTTCGGAATCTCAGGCTCGTCGCTATCGTCCTGCAGCGCATCGGCGTAGCGATAAACTTCCAGTGACAAGGTAGCGACTGTCGAAGGCGTGGCATCGAGAACAAATGTTCCGTCTTCGTCAATCCGGTATCCCTGCAGATCATGGTGGCGACCGAATTGCTGATGGTACACAAATCCTGATTCGCGTTCTGCCAGGCGCAGCAACTCTGGCTCGTCAAGCGCCACACCATCTTTCGACGTGACCAATGCCGCATTGACGCGGATGATGCTTTTGTCGAGCGCGTAGTCAGTCACGCCCACAGCGACATCTACTGTGAATGACTCGCGGTCATAGATCATCAGGCCGCGATCAACCGCCTCGATCAGCGCTTCGTTGATGTACCCGTCGACTTCTCGATCACTCCACAGGTATGGCTTTTTAGTGTCGCATACGCGGCCCCTGAAGTCAGAACGAAGCTCACCGAGATTCATGTCAGGCGTTTTCCAGGTTCTCATGCGCCATGACCAGGCAATTCTGACGCAGCCGTGATTCGGACAGTCCGATCACGTCTCGCTCAGAGACGCCTATCTTGCGGGCATGGGCCTTGAGTTCGTCGCCGGTCAAATCATGGACCGAGCGACTGATTGCAAAACTTGCCGGCTGCGGTGAAGCAACCGGCGCAGATTCAAAAACGGCACCCGAAGATGCCGCTTGATTCGCACTCCTGCGCGGACGGCCCATGCTTAGACCCCGTTGCGTGCAGCGCGGGCCAGCAAGGTCATGCGGATGTTGGTTCCGACAACCAGGGTGGTCAGGGTGCCGACGATCTTCAGTCCGATGCCACGGTCGTTATCGGCTGGAGCAAGTTGCGCCAGGTTCGGCTTGGCAGCCCGGACCAGGCCGGCAGCGCCCTGGCCGGTCGAGTTGGCCGCAAACGCTTCGTTGCCCTGGGTACGAGCCGTGCCCGTGGTAACACCGTAGTTTCCGGAAAGCACGCCGCAGTCAGCCGTCCATGCCGCAGCGGCGGACGCATCGTAGGCGACCAGGACATCCACCGGGACATATCCGGCGGGGAGGCCGACCATTTCGATGATTTCGCCAGTGACCATGCCGGTGACGGTGGTGAAGTCGCCGACAATGGCAATGGTTTCGGTGGCGCCATCGGCGGACACCAGCGGCTCGTTGTTGACGATTTGCTTGGATTGGTAGAAAGCCATGTTGGATTCTCCTTACGCGATGGCGGTGTAGGCGGTGTCGATCGACTGAACACCGAAGTCCATGCCGTTGAACTGGTTCTTGATCCAGCCGGCGATCATGCGGGTGATGACAACTTCTTCCTCGCCGTGGTCAAGGTCGGAATCGGTCAGCTCGTAGCGCACGCCGCCACGCTGGCCCTTGGTGCCGTAAGCAACCGAAATTGCATGGGCGCCGAGGAACAGGTTGCGGACGGTCGGGACGATGGTCGAGCCGTTGCTAGTGTGCACCGAATGCTTGACGCAGGTTTCGTGCTCCATCAGCAGGACGCCGGAGTAGTACGACTGGCCGGCAGTGAAGATCGGCGACTTGGCTCCAACTGCGGCAGCCTTGGCCTTCTCAAGCGTCAGCCAGCCGGCATCGCCGACTTCGCGACGCAGGTCGTACATCGACTCGGGCGCAGCCAGCAGAACGAAAGCCTTCTGGCCGTCAACGTTGATCGGCTCCATGCGGGCACCCTGGGCGGTTTCGACGCCGAGCATCTTCTTGGCGCGAACAACGGCGCGGTCGATGATGGCAGTAGACAAGTTGGTATCGCCGGCGCCAGTCAGCGTGGAGGTCGTCTTGCCATTGCCGATGATGAGATGGGCCGCATCTGGGGTGATGAAGGCATTCGGGAATCCGGCGTAGCCAACAGGGTAATGCTGGATTTCCGTGCCGACACCGCGGCCGCCTGCTGCGGTCATGTGCGCCTGTTCGTCGTAGATTTCGGCCATGTAATCAGACAAGCGGGCCCTCACCTGATCGGTGACGCTGAAATTGACGCGCTTCTGCGTCATTACGTCACCGACGTTCACCAACTGGCGGTGCTTGTCGATGCGCATTTTCTGCGTGTAGTGAGCCAGCGATTGTTCGCGGCCCTCGCCCTTTTCCGACCCTTCGATCGGCTTGCCGCGGAGCTTGGCAATCAGGGTTGTCGTTACCTCGTCGCCAGGGCCGGACTCGAGGTCCATCTTGTGAACGACCGGCAAAGCATCGGCTTCGCTGCCAGTCATTTTTTCCCAGAAGGATTTCTTCTTGGAGTCGATGGCGACTTCCGCCGCCCAAACTTTCAATGCCGATGCATCGGTCGGCAAAATCGAAGTGCGTGCCATGTCATTATTCTCCTAAACAAGCACATGACGCACTCCTGCGCATCAACTGCCGGAATGCCGGCGATTACACGGATTGCTCCGCAGTCATACGGCTTTCGCCGGGTTCGTTTTTCCGGCGCGAGATTTTCGTCTCGTCCGGCGCTACAACTCTGAGTCTTACCTTTCGTCCGCTCTTTTGCTCTGCCGTCACGGCAACGTTTCCAGCAAACAGCGTTTCGCCCACCTCGATTTCATGGACGACACCTTGAGCCATTACGCGGCCCTCGATAGTTTCTTGCGGTCATCGGCCGACAGCCGGCCAACGTACTTTTCCAGATCCTCGCCTTCGAGCATACCGATCTTCTCGGCACGGTCATCGCCGACCGGCGCAGGCGCAGCAGCGGGCAGGTTGCCGATGGTGCGAACGGTCGGCGGAACTTCCTTGGCCCGGGGCGCCTCGACAGGCTTCAGGCTCGGCGCATTTCCGCCGATGCGCTGACGAACCAAGCGGTCGGCTTCGTTGAGCGCCCATTCATAGCCTTTTTCCGGCGCCGACGTGCGCAAATCGGCCACGGTGGCATCGAGCAGCCTGTACATGATTGTGTCTTCGTACAGCTTCGCAGCCGGGCGGTCGAAGAATTGCCTGGTGATGCGCGCATTGAATTGCTGCTCGATCTCTGCGTTCTGCTTGGCGGCCCACTCGGCTTGCTTCTGTTCGATCAGCAACTCGGTGCGCTTGCTTGAAATTTCGCGCATGGCGCGCGACAACTCGGGCGCGTCGATTTCACCGTCATTGAACTGCGCTTCAAGCGCAAGCTCCCGCTCGTTCAGTGCGGCAATCTGCTCGGCAACCCCTTCCGGCGCCGAGGCATCGAACTGCGGCACGAACCCGGCCGGCTGAATAACTTCCTCTGCGGCATCGTCAGCAACCTGCTCACCATCGCCCGGCTCGGCGGCACCATCATCAGGATCGGCAGAATCAACGGGCGCAACTTCTTCCGAGGCGATTTCCTCGGTTGCGGTTTCCGGCTTCTGCGCGGCAAGCACCGCCTCTTGTTCGTCTGGAGTCAAGGTCGAAAGTTCTTCTGCGGAAATGGTCACTGCGTCGCTCCTGCGGGTTTAGTGTCGATCATTGCAATGATGCTACATCGCCAGCCAGTATTTTTTTGTAGTCATCACACGGGGATCTCTTGCACGGTGCCGAGTTTGTTAGACTGGTAGCGGAACACGGAACCGAATCCGAGATCGCCTTCAGTGCCAAATGATAACTCATTGGCCTTGAGTCCGTGAATTCGATGATTTGGCCAAATTGTTGCCAAGAAAGAAAACCACTGGTTGCAAAGGATGCTGATTTTCTTGTCTCTGGGTCAAAGACGTGTCATAATGTCCGTAAATTTTCCCAGAGAGAGCAACAAAATGACACTTGCCCAGCCAATGGAACTGCTTAAGCAGGCCCGTAGCAGATACACGCAACGACAAATCGCCGAACACGTTGGGAAGGACACAAAAACCGTACGGCGCTGGGAAAAAGGTGAGACACCATGCCCAGCGATGCTTGAACCCGCCTTGCGCGACCTCCTGCAACAGCCCGCTACCTGTACTACGGAATGCGACCACAGCTTTAGCTTCATTGATCTTTTTGCCGGGATTGGCGGTATACGCATGGGTTTCGAGGCCCATGGTGGCAAATGCGTCTTTACTAGTGAATGGAACGAGTTCTCGAAAAAGACCTACATCGAGAATTACGGCGATCATCATCCCTTTGTCGGCGACATCGTCCCCTATCCAGCAGAGGAAGTGCCGGATCACGATGTGCTGCTTGGCGGATTCCCCTGTCAGCCATTCAGTATCGCCGGAGTAAGCAAAAAAAATTCGCTAGGCCGCCCGCATGGTTTCGAGTGCACCACGCAAGGAACTCTGTTTTTTGACGTGGCTCGCATCATCGCCACCAAGCGCCCCAAGGCGTTCCTGCTGGAAAACGTCAAGAACCTGCTTTCACACGACAAGGGCCACACCTTCGACGTGATACTTCAAACACTCAGGGACGAGTTGGGCTATGACGTACATTACAAGGTGATCGACGGGCAGCACTTCACACCGCAGCACAGGGAACGAATCATCATCGTCGGTTTCCGCGAAAAAACAGGCTTCTCATGGGATGACCTGAACCTACCGGAAGATGGTCCGCGCCTTGCGTCAATTTTGCACAAGACCGATGGCACCGAACCGGTCATTCCGTGGGACGGTGACCGCTTTTTCGATCACAGCAAGAAGGCAGTGCAACCACGATACACGCTGACCCCAAACCTCTGGACCTACCTGCAGGCTTATGCAGAAAAGCATCGTGCCGCTGGCAATGGATTCGGCTTTGGAATGGTCTATCCCGATAGTGTTACCCGCACGCTGTCTGCTCGATATCACAAGGACGGGTCCGAGATTCTTGTGTGGCAAGGCAAGAACAAACGGCCGCGCCGACTGACACCCCGAGAATGCGCTCGTCTAATGGGCTTCCCTGACTCGTTCCAGATACCTGTTAGCGATACGCAGGCTTACCGCCAGTTCGGCAATAGCGTAGTCATGCCTGTAATGCAGGAAGTCGCACGCATCATGACACCCCACGTGCAGGCGCTGATCGCTCACGAACGAGACGGCACCCCGCTTCCGCTGTCATTATTTGCTTGATGGTTGATGTAGTAGACAGCAAGACACGCAGCCGGATGATGTCCGGCATACGTGGTCGCAACACCAAGCCGGAAATCCTGATTCGCAGCTTGCTGCACCGTCATGGTTTTCGGTTTCGACTTCATGTCCGAGACCTGCCTGGCAAGCCCGACATCGTGCTGCCTCGCTACCATGCGGTAGTATTTGTGCACGGATGCTTCTGGCATGGAGGAGAAGACGAATTCGTGCTCTCGCAAATGTCGCCAATCTTGAAGTTTCCGCCCTCTGGGAATTGGTCGTCCGTCGTGTAAGTCGTCATTTAATTACGCCGTCTGGTCTCATGGTTTCAATGCCGAACATCTCTCCTGTGCCGGCCGTCGCCGGCAGCATCGGGCTGGTATTTGTCGGGAAATCAACTTGCGGTTGTTGGGCAACCGGAGGAACCGGAAAATTCGGGTCATCACCACCAGGATTCGGGTCACGATAGCCAGCGCCCTTCATGATCTCGTCTGCAATCGGCGCCACCTGCGGCATCGTGGCAATCACC